GACAGGTACAACGACACTTATCGCTGGGTTCCTCTCAATGGTGACATCGGTGGAACGATCGTTCGCACCGACAGCACAAGGGATCCATGGTTCTCGCCGGCCGGCTTTAATCGCGGTCAGATCAAGAACGTTGTTAAGCTCGCTTACAACCCAGATAAAGCCGACAGGGACGTCATCTATAAAGCTGACATCAACCCAGTCGTAAACTTTCCTGGTGAAGGAACCGTGCTCTACGGTGATAAGACCCTTCTCGGCAAGCCATCAGCTTTCGATAGGATCAACGTAAGACGCTTGTTCATCGTCCTTGAAAAAGCGATCTCAACTTCGGCTAAGTTCACACTCTTTGAATTCAACGACGAATTCACGAGAGCGACTTTCCGCAACCTTGTTGAACCATACCTCAGGGACATCAAGGGTCGTCGCGGTATCTACGACTTCCGAGTCGTCTGCGATGAGTCCAACAATACACCTGAGCGCATCGATCGCAACGAGTTCTGGGGTGACATCTACATTAAACCGGCTCGTTCAATCAACTTCATCCAACTCAATTTCGTCGCTGTACGCACAGGTGTCCAGTTCGATGAAATCGTTGGTAGGTTCTAATAGGTAGGAGTTAATCAATGGCTTTCTCGATCAATGACATCAGGGCTCAGTTAACTCTCGGTGGCGCGCGCCCTGCACTGTTTCAAGTCACCATCACGAACCCAGTGGCTCCCATCGCGGACCTCAAAGTTCCATTCCTTACGGTGAGGGCGGAGATTCCCGCCTCCACCATCGGTAACATCGCAGTTCCATACTTTGGCCGTAAGATATACGTGGCCGGAGACCGCAGCTTTGCTCCATGGACAGTCACCGTCATCATCGACGAAGACTTCCTCATCCGCAACGCCATGGAACAGTGGAACAACTCGATCAACGCCTACGAAGCAAACGTGAATAAGCTTGGATCCGGAGCTCCTGCGCTCTATAAGTCTCAAGCGACCGTCACCCACTTCGGCAAGGCTGGCGAAGTGCTTAGGACTTATCAGTTCAACGGCATCTTCCCAGTCGAAGTCTCGAACATCGGTCTTGACTGGAACGCTCAAGATCAATTGGAAGAGTTCAACGTAACCTTCCTCTACGACAACTTCGAGATCATCGGCGGCATCACCGGCAACGCCGGCGGCGCGATCTAATAAACTTGGAGGAGCCGCTATAAATAAAACTATAGCGGCTCTTTCATAGGAAATCATTATGCAGTTATTTGGATTTGAAATCAAGAGAAAAGATGAGCAGCCTCTTGAGTCATTCGCCCCCGAGATAAAAGACGATGGTGCAGTGGTCGTTGCCGCAGGAGGCATGTACGGCACCTACATCGACTTAGACGGGACGGCGAGGACTGAGGCCGAGCTCGTTTCCAAGTACAGAGAAATTTCACTAGAAGCCGAGATCGAAAGAGCCATCGACGACATCGTCAATGAAGCCATCGACACCGACACCGACACCGTGGTAGACATCAACCTCGACAAGGTTGAGTACGGCGACGACATCAAGAATCGCATCCGTGAGGAGTTCGACGGCATCGTTGAGATGTTCAACTTCCAGAACGAAGCCTATGAGATCTTCAAGCGCTGGTACGTCGACGGCCGCCTCTACTATCACGTCATCATCGACGAAAAGAATCCGCGCGCCGGCATCCAAGAGATACGCTACCTTGACCCGCGCAAGATACGTAAAGTTCGCGAAGTAAAGAAAGAGCCTAAGGGTCCCATCACCGTTCAGAAGACGAAGAGGGAATACTTCGTCTACTCAGAGCGCTCCTTCGTCGCGGTTCCCGGAAACGCTGGACTAGCGCAGGACAACACTTCGACCGGCGGTCTCAGGATCGCGACCGACTCAATCCTTCACGTTACATCGGGCTTGATGGATAAGAACAACCAGATGGTTTACTCTTATCTTCAGAAAGCCATCAAACCACTCAATCAGCTTAGGACGCTCGAAGACGCGACCGTGATTTATCGCATCTCGAGGGCTCCTGAGCGTCGCATCTTTTATATCGATGTGGGGAACCTGCCGAAGGTAAAAGCAGAGCAGTACCTGCGCGATATGATGGTGCGACACAAGAATAGGCTCGTCTACGACGCGGTCACCGGCGAAGTTCGCGACGATCGCAAGTACATGACGATGCTTGAAGACTACTGGCTGCCTCGCCGCGAAGGCAACCGCGGGACTGAGATCACGACTCTCCCCGCCGGTCAGAACCTCGGCGAGATGCAGGACGTTGAGTACTTCCAGATGAAGCTCTTCAGGGCTCTAAACGTTCCGGTTTCTCGCTTGAACACTGAGACCGCAAACGTACTCGGCAGAGCTTCTGAGATCTCAAGGGACGAAGTCAAGTTCACAAAGTTCGTTGGACGCCTTCGCCGCAGGTTCTCGATGCTCTTCATGGAAGCTCTCAAGAAGCAGCTCGTTCTCAAGGGAATATGCTCGGAGGAAGATTGGTCGGGACTTCAGCAGCAGATCATCTTTGACTTTACTAAAGACAACCACTTCGAAGAGTTCAAAGACAACGAAGTAATGCAGAGCAGGATCACCCTTCTCAACCAAGTTATGCCTTACATCGGTAGGTACTTCTCAGACATGTGGGTTCGCAAGAACATCCTCAGGATGGATGAGAAAGAGATCGCCGACATGATGGATGAGATGGGTGAAGAGAAAGTTCCGTTGACTGCACCAGTTGATCCGGGACAACCAGCACCGCCGCCACCGATCGCGAATAAGCCAAACATTCCCGGAACCGGCGAACAGTACTGATTTTTATAAATACTATGTAGATTTTGGAGGAAATTATGACTGATGTATCTGATATTTTTCACTCGGCGTTCACTAAAGACGCCATCGGACTCAAAGCCGCCGTCGACGCAGCTATGACAGCTAGGTCGCAGATGGCGGTGTCAAACATTGCGGCCGACGTTGCGGCGAGCATGTTTGGAGCCACATCCGGTGAAGATTCCTCCGACGAAGAAACAACAGAAAACACAAGTCAGGAAGAACAATCAGATGAAGCTCTATGAAAAACTAAAGAAAAGCATAACCGAAGTTCAAGAGCCTCTCTCGCAGGGTGAGAAGAACTTCAAAGCTCTTCACAATCCGGACTATAAGAACTTAGTTCCCGGCGTTACAGATCAGGAGCACCTCTTCAAGGGAACACCTCAGAGGAAGGATCCTAAGACCGCGTCTTATGAAGACAACGAGTCGGCTCAAGCTTACGATAAGACGACAAAAGTTGAAGAAGACGTCGACATCGATGAAGCAAAGTCACCTATGGCTAAGCCAAAGCTTTATTCTGACACAATGAAGAAAGCTACAAAGTTTGGTTCATCAAACATTGCAAAGATGATGAGAGATGAAAAAGCCCGTAAAGCATCTATGAAGAACGAAGACGTTGAGCTTGATGAAGCGAATCGCACTGACACCTATATTGGTACCATTAGCAAAGACGATCCCGACTACGATAAGAAGCTCGCTGATATGAAGAAGAAAGCCGTCGGCGGTCACAGGGTTCGCGGCCGCGCTCCTCTCGATAAGTTCAAGCACCTCTATAAGAGAGGCGGCGAACACTATAGGATGACTTCTCAAGACATCAAACCTGAGCATAGCGCACGTGTCGACGTTTATTCTAGAAAAGCTATGAAGAAAGAAGAAGTCGAGCAAGTTGAAGAACAGAAGAACCAATACATCGAAGTGAAGAACAAGCACACCGGTGCTATTAGACACGTCGAAGTACATCCTTCACGTGCTTTCGAGGCTCTCAATAAGTACAAAGATAAGAACAACGACGCTCGCATCGTTGCTAAGAAGCCTATGAAAGAAGACGCTGAGCAGGTCGACGAAGTCTTGACGAAGAAGACTCCGATCGGAACTTGGATCTCTGACTTCGTTCACAGCAAGAATCCTAAGTTTGCCGGCAAGTCAAAGAAAGAACGCATGAAGCAGGCTATGGGAGCTTATTACGCCAAGCAGCGCAATGAAGCTTTGAGCATCGAAGAAGCAGCTGAAGACGATTGGGAAGGCCTCATGGCCAAGACCGAACTGTCGGCTCTTCGCGACAAAGCCGATAAGCTCATCTCGATGATCAACGACTCGGACGACCTCGAAGCTTGGGTTCAGTCAAAGATCTCGTATGCCAAAGTTCAGCTCGACGGCGTCTACGACTATATGACTTACAGCGGTGAGCATAAGTCTTCGGCTCCGGAAGTTGCCGATCAGACTTCACCTATGGCTGCCAACTACTCGAATTTCATGAACCGCATGGGCGAGGAGTATGTAGTTGAGAAGAAGGGTGACGACGAAGACGAGTCGGATCGCGCAGCCAATAAGAACATTATCAACCAGATGCGTAAAGCTCCGGTCGATGGAATGCACAAGCTCACCTTTGAAAACGGCAAGAAGCACATGATCGAGCCGAAGCACGTCGCTAAAGCTCTTGAGATTCATGCTAATACCCCTGTAGCTAAAGGCGCGAAAGAAGCTGTACAGAACGCGCTTGCTCACTCACACGAGCAATTCATGCACGTCGTGAAGCACGGCAAGCCCCCTGTACAACCCGCGAAGCCTAGAGTCTCTCTCGGTAGCATGAGGAAAGAAGACGTTGACTCAACTACCCGTGAGTCTGGCAGAAAATCTAGAGAAGCTATAACTGTGACCGGTCCTGACGGTCGTCCTAAAGTTCGCTACTTCACACCTTCTCGTAAAGAGATTGAAGTGACTTCAGAGGAACTCAAGGGCAACCAACACAAGATCGACGCCAACAAGAACGGTAAGATCGATAAGATGGACTTCAAGCTTCTTAGAAAGAAGAAAGTTCAAGAAGCCGAAGAGATGACCGCGGCCAACGTTGCTAAAGCTGCTGCCACACAGACTAAGTTCGGTGCAGTCGGCGATAGAAACATGCAGCAAGACAGCGTCGATAAGATGAAGTCTGACCCGCTTGCGTCAAAAGAAAAAGTATCCCTGCCTCCGACTCAAGGCAATAAGCCGATCGGTGGAGATACTCAGACCCACGCGAACGTTGCTGAAGAAGTTCTATTAAATAAACTATACGACAGTTTATCAGAACAAAATAAAGTGAAGTTTGAGTCGATGCTTGAGACCGACGAAGGTATCGAGTATCTTTTAGACTTCGCTAGGGAGCAGGGACTATAATGGCAAACTCACTTAAGCCAAACGGCGCCGAGAGATCAATAGCTTCGGCAAACAACGTTGCTTCAGCCAAGTTGGTTAGAGTCATCAACACCGGTGCTGCAGCAGTGCTGAACTTTGCTTATGCGAACGCCACGGTGTATGCGAACCTTACGGTTTCAAACGTAGAGTTTGTAGTGGTTGAGAAGCAACCCACCGACACTTTAACGGGCGCCAACATGTTGGCAACGCCTCTTGCATACACTCACTAAGAGGTTAACATGAAGCTCATAGCAGAACTCAATGAATCAGTCAAGGTAATCACCGAAGAAGGTGTAGAGGGAAAGAAGAACCTCTACATCCACGGTCCGTTTATCCAGACTGAAGTAAAGAATCGCAATGGTCGCATGTATCGCCGTGAGTCGGTCGCCCGTGAAGTCGAAAGATACAACAACGACTACGTCAACAAAGGTCGCGCTCTCGGTGAACTCGGTCACCCGGACGGTCCTTCACTAAATCTCGATCGCATCTCTCACAAGATCGTTTCGCTCATTCCTGAAGGCAACGACTTTATAGGTAAAGCTCAGATCCTTCCTACACCGATGGGTGAGATCGCCCGTAATCTTATTGAGTCCGGCGTTCAGCTCGGCGTCTCGACGCGTGGCATGGGGTCTCTGAAAGAAGTGAACGGCG